TCTTCTTCTTCTTCTTCGGAAGAAGAAGAATCATCGTCTGATGAGGACGAAGTTTGGGGTGTGTCGGTGAGGTCTTCTTCGTCGAGGTCTTCTTCGTCGATAAAATCTTCTATTTGACCGTATCCAAGGATATCAAAGACCTTGACCATTTTTTTATCGTTTTTATCCTTTTTGCGTAGATGTAGATTAATTCTATCTAATTTTCCGTCAAATTTTCTATGAAAAGAATGATGGTTTAGTTCTAGTTTTGTGAGTTCTTTTGCCGTTTTTGCACATATTAAGTGATCTAGGTCTAAGTCGAAAGTGCTCAGGTCATCTAGAATATACCAGTCAACCGTTTCTAATTGATCTTGCAAATATTGAAGATTTTCTTCATTTCCGTTGTACTTGATGCAATAGTACCAACTCTCGCATTCTTCTCCACTAGTTTCCATTAGAACCGCATATTTTTCATTTATGGAGGGTAAGGAACTTTCTTTTTCCTTTTCGGTATTATTTGATGTGGGAGTAGATTGATCATTTATTTGGTTAGACATTTAAGTTAGAAATCGTGTTCTTTTAAATAATTATAAATTGGTATACCTGATGTTGATTATTCATCGACCAGTTCTTCCTCCTCTTCCTCCTCTTCCTCCTCTTCCTCCTCTTCCTCCTCTTCCTCCTCTTCCTCCTCCTCTTCCTCCTCTTCCTCCTCTTCCTCCTCCTCTTCCTCCTGATTTTCATTACCATTTGTTACCTCATCTACCGATGTTAATTTGTATTCGGTTGATAATTTTTTGATATTGCAGATGAATTCAATATCACTTAACATGAGTTTAACACGACCTGCGTGTATTGCAGCTGCGTTGGCGTTTTTGAGAAGATTTACGATGTATTGTTCGATAAAGTATTGTAGGATGATGAATACATCTTTTGATATCTTCATGCTTGGATTATATTGATTAACGATTGCACGAACAGATCTTTCGAATGGAAATTTAGCGAAAGTTAGACAGTTGCTCATTTTTTGAAATTTCTTTATTTCTCTGATTGCAACTGTACCTGGTCGAAAACGGTGAGGTTTTTTGACTCCAGGAGTTGAATCTGTATTTTTCTTTTTCTTGCGTGGTTTTTTTGTTAAGAGACATGGATGGATGAAAGGAACAATACCGCCACCGAGGAATGAAATGTTTAATTTATCGAATAACACTGAGAGTTCTTCGTCTTTTCCTATCGATATTTGAATATCTCTGATAGTAATACGAATTCTTTTGTTACTATTTGCAGATTTAGAAGATAGGTCTAGAATTTCTGCTACTAAATATTCAAGAATAGATGCTAAGAAAACTGGCGCGGAGCTTGTAACCATTACTTTAGAATACCCGAAATTTCTTAGGAATTTTTCGGTAATGGAAGGCGGGAAAATGATACCAGCCTTTCCTTGTCGACTGGTACCTTTGATAGAGGTACCAGAAAATCTCGTAACAGATTTTGTCCCTTCGGCAATAGCATGTTTAGCTAGTTCGCCAGTAAACAAGACTTTTACGGCATTACATACTTCTTTATCAGACAGTGTTTTCTTCTTGGCGATTTCTGTTAATTTTACAACCATGAGAGAGATAGTTCTAGCTATAATGCATAGTGCACTATTAAGCTGTTGTTTAGAATTGGAAGTGATACCGTTATTTGGAGATACTTGTTTTAGTACTTTAGAGATATAAGTTTCGAAGAAGCGGGATTTCTTCTTTTTTCCGACGGCAGCTTTAACAAGTGTAGCAGCTTTGGGGGGTGGTTGAGATTTAGCTCTTGATTGCATTTTGTTTATTGAGCATCTTCCAATCTTTTAAATTGAGAATTGTAATAATTAAATAGTAAAAACATATCTAAAAAGATGGAGGATCTCTACAAATATAAAATGGAAGATCTTACAAAGCCTAGTATTACTCGTCTGGCACGTCGCGCAGGAGTAAAGAGTGTTTCGGATGATTGTTTTGTCCCTATTCGTAATATTATTGCTAATCGTCTTGATGAACTTATTATGACAGCTCTTGTCGTTAATTCTGAACATCAGACTAAGACTCTCATGTCTGACGATATTTATGATGCGTTATGGTTGTCTGGCGAAAATACCACACAATCTAACGATTTGGGAACAAGTACTTGTTCTAAATAATTATAAGATTTTTATAGTTTTCTTAAACCCAAATGGGTTTAAGAAATGTAAGTTTGTGAAGAAGAACCATAGCAAAACAACTGTGCCAATGGACTTTTCGTAAGAGGGAATATCTTAAGTAGTCAGGCTCGTCAGTTGATTTTTCTACAATTCTTTCGACACGGAAATATACCTACGGATATACTTGATATATACTTGATATATACTTGATATATACTTGATATATACTTGATATATACTTGATATATACTTAATATATAGTAATTATGTTTTTAAGTCGGTAGATGGTGGGACATTTTTAAATATTCTTCACATGTGAATGGAATATATCCATCGTATGACAGTTTTGACCCGTTATTTGTAATTCTGATCGAACTAGGCATGTACGTAGAAATCCTATGTCTATCCATTAATATGTCGATTAAGTACATCCTGTTTTTCACCAGCGTTCAGGGGTCTGCATTCAGGGGTCTGCATTATAGAAAGATTTTTGCGACTTCTATCTTTGTCTTGACTCATTTATAATATAAATATACTGTTTAAATAAATTAAGCAAAACTGGAGACGTTTACATCTCCCATAGCAGCTCCAAGAGTTGTTTGAAATTGATTAGCCATGTTGACACCTCCGATAGTAGTATCAGCCCCACCAGATGTCGCGTAAATCAATTCTCCGAGAGCTTGAGATGTTTGATTCATAGAACCTCCCATAACATTCATGGCGCCTTCTTGTAGGTCTAGATTAGGGTTAACGGCTACGTTAAACCATCCGTTATTACAAGGGACAATTGGTAGATCGCCACGAATAGGATCGCCTTGTGCTCGGAGACGACTCTTTTGATTTGCAAACATGAACCGATTGTATACAATCGGTTGTTGGGTATTACCCGCTGCATCGATAGTCGTCATATCACCAACAGCAACGAGGGGAGAACCGACGTCTTGATTTCCTTGAGAATAGACTTTATTCATTGCAGAAACATAATTAGGATCTCTGGCAATAGGAGGACCTCCACTTCCGGGTAATCCTAGGGGAACACCACCTTTACCACATTTCGCGATGCCACAACCTGGGCTGCACCCACCGCCACAATTTCCTTTGCTGCATCCATAATTTTCTTTGTAGCCTTCTTTGGCCATATCACCAAAAGTTAGGGGGTTACAAGGAACGGCTTGATTTTTATAACTGGGCATATTATATCTAATATTAGCGCCGTAATCGACCATTCCACTCATACGGGGGGACAGTAGTCCCTGAAAAGATGGTGTGGAAACAAATTTATCATTTCCTAACATGGCTTGGTAGTTGTTTTGTAAAGAATATCCTCCACAATGATTGTTTGAAGGATGAACTTCTCGAAATACTTTTACTCCTCGAGTAGGATTTCCCCAGAATCCTTCGTTGATTGCGGGGGATATATTTGTATTACAAATAGCAAAAACTGCGACTATTAATCCAACAAGTGTGAAAAAGAATTTACCATTTAACATTTATTTATACGTGAGAGAATAAATAAAATTAAAAAAATATTCACCTTTTTTCAATATTATGTTACCCCATTTGTATAAATAAATGTTAAACGGTGAATTACTCGTTATCCGAATCATCATCCGAATCATCATCCGAATCATCATCCGAATGTGTAGACCTCGTTAGCTTGTTAATTTTCCCATAAATTGTTATATATTCTTCAGCAGATTTACAATTTGATTTCGTCTGTGAGGGTGTATTGTGCCGTATATCGCGTAATTTATTATGTAGATATGTATTGTCTGTTTCGTAAATACCTTCTGATGTATTATAAAGAGTGTTTATATTCGCGCTATTAGTCTTCATAATGAGACTGTTGGTTAATAATAGATGTTTGAAATTATTTAGATAGTACTCTTTGTGTTCGGCTGATAGTTTGAATTTGCCGTCATTGAGCAAAATTCTTTCTATTATATCTTTATATTCGGATAGATCCTCAATTTTGGTTCTATTTTTCCCCAGAAGATTGAAAATAACATCCGGTAAGAGGAATGTTTGTTCGTTGTACGAGGCATGTTGTAATTTGGCGAATCGCTCATCGATCTTGTATTCAACTTTTTCGTTAGTAGCTTGTCTTGATTTTTTCTTAAGTATCTTCTTATATGTCTTATTTATCCTTTTCATAGAACGCTCGTAAATTTTATCGTACATTTCCGTTTCTACTCTTTCTCTTTCTAAAAATCTTTTCATCAGCAAATAAACTGACGATATATTGTCTTCGAGAGTCTGTGCTGCAAAATAAGCAAAAAACAAATTAACAGGCTTGGGAAACTCGCATGTATTTATTCTATCAAACACATTGACAAAAGACTGAATTTTTTCCTCTTGAGACGATGATAAAATATATTCATATACTTGGCGTGGGTTGCCTTTGTTTATTCTAAACACAGGTATGTCAATTCTTTCATATGGAAACTTATACCTAAAGTTTTTAGCGACATATTCAATAAAGTCTAGGGGAGATTTATTTTCTAGTTGATATTTGTTACTGGAAATAAGCTCGGTATATTTTTTAGCTTTGAGGATGAAATATCGGACGTCTGAGACTCCTTTTGCTCCGGTTTTTCGAAAGGGTCTTTGTCTATATTCTGTCCTGGACATAAAATTAGCGAGTTTAATGACTTCATCCACGTCAGAACTAGAAAGGTTTAGGTTAGTAACTGGACCTAATGATGTTACTAATATACTGATAATATCCTGTATCGTGCTGACCTTATACATATTAATGTAGCCATGGTGTTCTTTGTTGTGTATAACATGTGATTTACCATAATCGATAATGACAGGAATAATCTTGGTATGCACTCGAAATATATTTTTACCGTCGATCATGTAATCGAAGGCAATTGGTCGTGGTAAAGTCTGAATCATAATATTCCATGGGGTAAGATCCCAGTGAACAAAGCCGATTTGTTTTTGGGCAACTTCTAGTGCCATGGCGAGTTGAATTAAGATGAATATGAAGTCTCGCATGTTGAATGATCGACTTTCGATCCATTGTCCCAAAGTCGATCCAAATATATGTTCCATGATAACAGTTGACTTGTATTCTCCATCATATTTTCCAAAAACGTATGCAAAATTCGGGATGTATTTAACGACATTATTAATAGCCATAGTTCCGATATAAGCTTCGTGAATATTCTCAAGTTCTTTCATCCTATCACTTGTCCCTTTAATCACGAAAGAAAACCCGGCTAGAGTGTATTTTTGAACAATAACAGTTTTATTCTTATTTGTGAATATTATGTCTCCTTTCTTAGCCACGTCTGAGAAAGACGATTGATCATTAACCATATTGATGATCCATTCGAGTCCTTTTAAAATTCCGAATGATCTGGCTTGTCGGGGTATTGTATTTATATCCTCTACTGTTTTTGGTATTACCGGATACGTCGTATCTAGTTTGCTTTCTAATCTAATCTGTCGGCGAAGGGGAGTTTCGGTATTGTACAAATATACTCCTGTCTCATTTTTTAAGCTAATAATAAGTTTTTGAAGATAATCTAGAACACCGTTTTTCTGAAGATATTTTAGATAAAATTTTTTCGCGTTCTTTGCTATCTTTTTGCATTTTTTATCATGTGCTCGACACCATCTGATCTTAGATACCAGATCAGATAAATCTGCCTTTACAGGTACATAATGTACCATAGGTTCTAACATTGGTCTGTACCATATTCTGTATTTGGAATCTGCCAATAAAATACAACATCCCATACTCAGCTCGAGAGACAATCTAAATGCCGATACATGCCCATCTACATGGATCAGATATTTATATTCTGATTGTTGGAGAGGAGTGAGAAATGGTACCAATGTTATACCTAATTTATTCATTTGAGGGACATTGATAGTCTGGAGGTATTTCTCATCCTTTAGTTTTCTAGGGCGAAGTTGCCATTTTGTTATACCAGCATCAAGAAGAGGACCATATTCATCTGATGGTGTAGTAGCCGAAATATAAGCCAACTTTAGTCTTACATTCGTATCGATAGTTACGCCACAGCCTGTACTAGCACCTCTAAATACAGCGGTAGGTTTTTTGTTTTTCCAGTCAGTCTTGAAATCGCTAATGTTTGGATAAGTTCGGCACGCTTTACCGAAAAATTTTCCCTCATAACTAGATACTCTAGCCCAATCATCTCCTGTGGGAATCGGGACATCAGCATATTCATCGGTAGTGACCATTGACAATATAGGAGCATACTGATCGTATTCGTGTGATAAAAGAGGATGATTATCTCCAAACATATGATCGTATCCTTCGGTACTATTCTTTTTGATGACGGGAAAATCTCTCCTGTTGATAAAAAACTCGATATCTGGTATTCTTCTGTGTGCACATAGGGTTTTTAACATATCACTCATGTTGGGAACATTAGTATCGCCTTCGTTGATTGGATATTCGTATCTAACTAGACAATTATTGGCATACCAATTCTCTGGATACTTGGACACACTTACTCTGAAATTTTTCTTCCCGAGTCTGTTAATATACTTAGCAAAATTAAACATGTTTCCAAAGCGAGGATCGATCTTGATTTTATTCCCCCATTCGTTTACAAAGTTCTTCTTACTAAACGGTAGAAAAACTCTCAATTTATTATCCTGAATTTTGACGAAAATTCCTTTCTTAAACTTGTTAAACATGTATCTAAAAGTATTCAAAACAGCAGTCGCGTTTAGATTTTGATATTTAACCCATGTTAGATCAGGAGATAAATCAATATTCTTGAACTTATTATCATCGAGATTTATCCTGGGTATGCATACTTCTCCGTTTGTTTCACTTCGATATTCTTGGAATTGATCTTCATCGCCCGCAGTAAAATGCGTTTGTTTGAAGTTCTTATACCGAGGATTTGTGACTACATTGCGCCTCCTGGCAGCAGCACATTCCTCAGGAGAAGAGAAATAATCTGGTACTTTCTGAAAATGCTCAGTTGTAGTCATTATCGATTTTATAATAAGCTTAGTTATTATAAATCAATTTTTCTTTAACCGTCCACTAAAGACATGTATCTATCAATCATGATGAACTGGAGTAGACATGTTCATTTTTAAATCAAACATTAAATCAAACATTAAATCAAACATTAAATCAAACATTAAATCAAACATTAAATCAAACATTAAATCAAACATTAAATCAAACATTAAATCAAACATTAAATCAAACATTA